AACCTTCCCCGCGCTTTAGCGGGGGAGTATCTTGGCTACCAGTTCGGAGTGCTCCCATTGTTGTCGGATATCCAGAAATTCGCGCGTTCTATGCGACGAGCTGAAGAGCTCATCGACAGATACGCTAAGAACTCTGGTAAGAAAATCAGGAAGCGGTATGAGTTCCCAGTGGCCGAATCTACTACTGAAACAGTATTAGGTTCGAATCCAATTACCCAGTCAGGTCAGCATTTTGGAGGAATCGGACAGTATTACTTCCGAGACTTCCTTACGCCGGCCTATTCGGGGTTTCCTGGGGTGAGAACAGATCGGATCACCAAGAGTAAAACTACTTGGTTTTCCGGTGCCTTTACCTATTTTCTTCCGAAAAGAGGTAACAGTCTTTCCGAAAAGTTGTTCCGAGAGGAAGCAGAAATGCGCTACCTCTACGGAGGTATCTCCGGATCAACTGCTTGGGAACTGCTCCCATACTCATGGGCCGTTGATTGGCTTACAAATGCAGGCGACGTTATTCATAACGTCAATGCATTTGCAAGAGATGGCCTTGTCATGCCCTGGGGCTATATCATGGAAAAATGCGTAATCCATGTTGACCGCAGGGTTGAAGGTGCAGTGGTTGGTTTGCAAAACCATACACCGCTCTTCACTTTCCCCAACGCTGTTCACAGCGTATTTTCCGCGAAATATCTGCGGAGGAGAAAGGCGACACCATTCGGATTTGGACTCGATGTTGACGGATTTACGTCCCGTCAAGAGTCCATCATTGCAGCGTTAGGGCTTGTTAAAGCCTTCGCGTCGTAATGACGGAGTTGGAATCCATCCTAAATGGGCAACTCCAAGCAATGCTGATTTATGCAAAATATGCATAAATCAAACTGCAAGGAATCACAATGGCACTTTCAGATCCACTCACACAAATCACTGTGAATGCTGTGACGTATGACTTCGCCAGGGTCAGTTTTGGAGACGGCAAGGCCGTCTACAAGACTGCGAATGGCTTGGACACACTGACCATCACTCACAGTGCGAAGAATCGCCTCCGCGACGTCGTTCGCTTCGACCGTAAGAAGGTCGCAGCTACGCCGTTCGATGCGGCTCTGAATCAGGAGTATGTCACTTCGGTTTACACCGTCGTTGACCGCCCCCGAAACGGAGTTACCGCAGCGGAGGGAGACTACTTGAACCAGCTCCTTGCAGCCTTTTGGGTGCAGGGTACGCCGGACAATGGTCTCCGGATTCTTCAGGGTGAGGTTTGACCGAGAGAAGCCTGGCGGACACGCTCACAACCATCGTAGAGCTCCTCGCGGAGCTCGTTCGAAGGTTGAAAATCGTGGAACGCCGGCAACGCCAAGCTCAGGGATGAAAGTCCCTGGCCTTGACTGGCTCTTAGCCGCAATAGCTTTGCTAATCGCGTATCTCGTTGCAGGTTTGATTACCTACTTCGTAATACTCGAAATGCTTACGCTATTGGGGTTCTGAACCATCTCGGTTGGATCTCCAATCGTGGATGTCATCAGAAAGTGCCCAGGATGCTTATCCCCCAATCAAACTGAAAGGAGGAGGCATGAAAAACCTGGTGACTCTCTGGCAGAGAACTGCGGCGGATGCCGCGGTTCAGTGTCGCACAAGCGCCAGTCATGACATTAAACACGTCATGACTCGTTTTGAAAACGAGGGGATAGAGGTTTTAACTCTTTCCCTGCCCGAAATTGGTAAAGCGTTCGAAAGATCGCTTGACCAAGGTCGAGTGACTGATGCTCTCTTGTCCCTTTGTGGGTCAAGAGGAGGATTTCCTGTATTTCTACAGAATTTCCTTCAGCTCGTATTCAAGCGCGATTGCGGCCTTCTGCTCGACAATCCGTCGATTGAGGCAATCCAAGCGATTCGTCAGCTTACGCTGATGTTTAGCAAGGTACTCCTCCCGTGCACTAGTGCACGGGAGGAGAAAGCCTTTTTCGACTATGTCGAGTGCGAAAAGGAAATGCGCGATGCGAAGTACGACGTTAGTTCTGCTCAATTAGCAGAGCTTAGTCGTATCAGCTCCATGTTGTTTGGAAGCGCATTCTCGAAAATGGACAAATATGTCTATGACGGGAATGTAGTTCCTCAACATGGTCCAGGTGTTACTGCTGATAAACTTACGGGAAACCGTAAATATCATCAGTCAGAGTGGACCGAACGGCTTGAGGCACTTTTTCCTGCGTTGGAAAATGTGCTCCCGAGCTATTCTTACTACTCGGACCTGGACAAGGTGCAAATCCTTGATCCCGACACGGAAAGGCCTGTTAGGGTCATATCCGTGCCTAAAACGTTGAAGACACCACGAATCATCGCCATAGAGCCTACCTGCATGCAATACATGCAGCAGGGGCTCATGGAAATGATGGTGAAATACCTTGAAGAAGATAA